TACGCAGGGAGATATTGACGTTGCTGGCGGCTACGTTAATAATTACCTTCCTTATTTTCCTCAACCTGAAGTAAGGATGATGCTATGCGGGTTTGCCGCGCGCGAAGCTCTTCACATTGCTGCATACTCTCATCTTATTGAAACACTCGGCATGCCAGAAGAGACTTACAATCAATTCATGCAGTACGAAGAGATGCGTGCTAAGCATGATTTCTTTACTAAGCTTGCTGGACAAAATGCAAATACTATTGCACAACAGATCGCTGCTTTTTCTGCCTTTACTGAAGGTATGCAATTGTTTTCTTCATTCATCATGCTATTAAACTTTCCTCGTCATGGTAAGATGAAGGGCATGGGGCAGATCATCACGTGGTCAATCGTTGATGAAACTATTCATGCTGAATCAATGATTAAACTATTTAGAACTTTTGTGGAAGAAAATCGAGATATTTGGAATGATCAACTTAAGTCAGAGATTTACACGATTGCAGAAAAGATGGTCGAATTGGAAGACAAATTCATCGATCTCGCATTCTCTATGGGCGACATGGAAAATTTATCAAGTGCTGATGTTAAGCACTATATTCGGTATATTGCTGATAGGCGTCTCATTAGTCTTGGGCTTAAAGGAATTAATAAAGTCAAGAAAAACCCATTGCCGTGGGTAGAGACGATGATCAACGCTCCTATTCATACAAACTTCTTTGAAAACAGAGCTACAGACTACGCAAAAGGCGCCTTGTCTGGAACGTGGGAAGACGTATGGGCGACGTAGTCACCCACTTAATATCTGAATACAATTATTATATCATGTGTAGTCTATTCATTGCATTTGCTTATGTTTTAAGAAAAATAAAATGAAATAAATAACAACATCTACTGGAGGTGTTGTTATGTGGTTGTTTGAAGAAAAAGAATTTAATCATGATTTAGCCCAAGAATATTACGGCTTCGTTTACCTTATAGAAAATATAGAAACGGGTAAACGATATATTGGTCGTAAATATTTCACCAAAGCTTCTTCAAAACAAGTCAAAGGCAAAAAGAAACGTTGCCGTAAAGAATCTGATTGGAAAGATTACTGGGGTTCTTCTCAACGTCTTCTAACAGAAATAGAATCTTTAGGAAAAGATAAGTTTAAGAGAACAATCTTACGACTGTGTACAACTAGAGGTGAATGTAACTATTGGGAAGCTAAACTTCAATTCATGCACAACGTACTAGAGAATGATCTCTATTACAACGATAATATCATGATGAAGTTTACACGAAGAAACATTGGTCTATAAATGGCAAAGTGGTTCAAAAGATCAAAAAGATCAGGAATCACTTACACAACATACTTAGACGGCAAACCTACTACGTGGTCGCAGTCATATAAAGATGGATCTACTCGCACAACATATACTCATCGCAACGGCCGTGTTACTGTTACTAAAACGACTAAACAAGGCGGTTACAGTAAGATAGAGAAACATGTTCAAAATAAAAAACAAAAACCTAAGAAATATAAGGCTTGGAAATCAAGTCATCACACTAAGTGGAATAAACCGGTTAGATTACGTAAACCAAAAGCAATAAGAGCTAAGAGCGTAAATATATCATTTAAAACCATCATGTTACTCTTTTTATTTTGTCTGTCTCCGCTTATTATCGATATAATCAAAACATTATTCAATTAATGGTGTACATATTTTTTTATTATGGGTAGTATATATCCATAATCTGCCCATAGCTCAGTAGGATAGAGCAACAGCCTTCTAAGCTGTTGGTCGGGGGTTCGAATCCCTCTGGGCAGGCCAAACATTGCCTCGGTGGTGGAATAGGTAGACACAAGGGACTTAAAATCCCTCGGAGAAATCCGTGCCGGTTCGAGTCCGGCTCGAGGTACCAAATTTAATGAATAACGCCCCGGTAGCTCAGTGGTGAGAGCATACGGCTTATATCCGTGCGGTCGATGGTTCAAATCCATCCTGGGGCACCAAATTTAACAGGGCCTTTAGCTCAATTGGTTAGAGCAGGTGACTCATAATCACTTGGTTGGGGGTTCAAGTCCCTCAGGGCCCACCAATTTTAGGGATATGGTGTAATGGCAGCACAGCAGACTTTGACTCTGTTAGTTGAGGTTCGAGTCCTTATATCCCTGCCATGAATAATGGACCGTTAGCTCAGTTGGTAGAGCAGTGGACTTTTAATCCATTGGTCATAGGTTCGACCCCTATACGGTCCACCAATCAATATAGGTATAAGTATGAAAGTTAATATTGGTCCTTATAAAGACTATATCGGTCCATACCAAATTATGGACAAGGCGTTTTTTTGGCATGATAGATATGCCGATGAAAACTTGTCACGAAGATGGGACTATAAACTTCATGAAAAACTTTCTGAGCTTCTAGCCGGAAAGAATCAAGACTCATGGTGTTCCAAATTGTGTGAATGGATTCATACCAAAAGAGATCGCAAAATTAAAATTCATATTCATAAGTATGATACTTGGAACATGGATACAACTTTAGCATTAATCATTGTTCCATTGCTTAAACAATTAAAGGAGACCGCTCATGGTTCTCCAATGATGACTGCGCATGAACAGAGTTCAGAAGGCTCATCTCAACTTTGTTTTCCTTTCTATGCAGAAGGAGATAAAGATGCATGGAAACGTGGGCATGAAGAATGGCAAGAAATTCTTGATAAGATGATTTGGGCATTTGAACAAATTAATACTGATTGGGAACAACAGTTCCAATCTGGGAAATTAGATTTTACTTTCGTCAGAAATCAAGAAGATAATTTGTTTGAAGTTAAATATGGCCCTGATAATACATACAAATATGATTATGAGGGATCGGCTAAGCACGCCGATCGCATGCAAGAAGGATTTGATTTGTTTGGCAAATACTATAGAAACCTATGGGATTAAAAATGAAAATGCATAACTTTAGCGTAAATATAGATGAATCTAATAAATATGAATTTATTACGGTTAACATGAATGTAGAACCTGGACTGACTTTGGAACAGATGTGTCAGGCGTTTGATCAATTTCTAAAAGCGATTGGTTATAATTTTGAAGGTGAAGTTTCAATCTTCGACGATGAAATTCTTCCATCTTTTCAAGATGATGAAGAAAGTGAAGAAGACGAAGATGCCTAAGTTTGTAATTAAATCATCAAAAGATTCTAATGTTGATTTTGATCCGATTGACTTTGTTATTCCTGAATACTCAACATTAGCACAAGTATTTGAATCTTTTACTATTTTTTTAAAAGCTTGTGGTTATAACCTGGACGGTCAATACATATCAACCCTTTATTACGATGACTTAAAATGAAAACGGTATACATTTTTGATGTAGATGGTACTTTGGCTGATCCAAATGAGCCAATAGATTCTTACTTCATGCATTGGCTTGAGAGCTGGATCCCTAAGAGGGACGTATATCTATGTACCAACAATACTTATCAAAATATTTTACCAAGACTAGGTAATCGTTTACTGACTAGCTGTAAAGCTTTGTTCACTTCTGGAGGAAATTCAATTTGGATGAATGGGAAAGAAGCAGTAACTAGTAACTGGAGACCTCCATCTAATCTAATGACATATCTTTCAGACGTTCTTAAAAACAGCGAATTTAAAATTAGGACTGGGCCTAATATAGAATATAGGACTGGCTTGATAAGTTTCTCAGTTGTAGGAAAAACTGCTTCAAAGGAAGATAGACAACGATATGTTACATGGGACAAGACTTCTAAGGAAAGAAGAAAGATTGTAGAACATATAAATGAAACATTTCTTTCCTTGACTGCTTTTATTTCAGGCGAAACAAGCATCGATGTCTGTGAAAAGGGAAAAGATAAATCTCAGATTTTAAAGTATTTTGATGAGCAACAATTCATTAATTTCATAGCAAATGAGACACATGCATTAGGAAATGATAAGCCTCTAGCACAGGCTATGTACAATATTAAAAATAAAAGATATAATGTTCAAACAGTCAAGAATTGGAAAGACACTTTTGACTACTTGAGGAAAGTATCATGATGATTCATATATTTACAAACAGTTCACGTAAGAAGACAAAAATGACCAAGGCTCAAAAAGCCCAACTGGTCGAATATAATGAATGGCGTACCAAAAACAAAATGCCAGAAGTAACATCACTTAAAGCAAAGACTTATACCCGCGGCTTTAACGAATACAAGCCGAGTAACACAGATTACAGAACTACAAAACATATCAAGTCTATAGAATCTACTGATGCACAAGTATGCGGGCGTACATCAATCATGGATCCGATTAATCTTAACCGTGAACCAGAACATGTTCGCGAAGCAATCTTAGCTAAGAGTAAGAGGATTGCTCAGATGTATAACAAAGGTGGGTATCAGTACATTACAGACGACATTGACGTAAAAACAATTGGAACACGCAATCGTCGAATGTAGTGTACTTATTTTACACTATAAATTACTATTATAGTGTACTTGAAGGGTGCTAGTGACCGTCACTAGATTTTTAATGTTGGAGATTATTTTATGTCTAAGACTGAAAAGCTTCTCAATGCACTTGAGAGCGGTGCTCGTTTGACCAGCCGTCAGATTTCTTCTCGCTATGGTTTGAAGAATCCTACAGCGGCAATTACTAACCTTCGTCAGGAAGGACATTCGATTTACTTTAATCGCCGTAAGAACACGGAATCATTTTATCGAATGGGTCGACCAACTCGCGAGCTAATCGCAGCTGGTTATCGAGCTCTAGTAAATCACGTCTAAGGTGATAAGAAGAGGGGCTTCGGCCCCTCTTTTCTTTGAGGAAAAAGAATATG